CCTGGCAATATCTCCCCGATGCAGTCCGAACCGATGCTGGATAGTCCTTTTAAGACCCGACCTAGTCCGAGTCAATGACAGATAAGCCCAAAAGATCCAAAGCCCTACGAGGGGCAACCAAACCAAGGCTTCACAGTCCACTTCTAAAGGGCGAAAACAAGCTGCAAGATGTTAAGGATCTGTGCGAGATCGTAAAAATGCCTTTGATGCCTTGGCAGGAGTTTGTTCTCAAAGATATGCTCACGATCGATAAAAAGGGCAACTGGATCCGCAAAACTAACTTGATCTTGGTAGCCAGGCAGAACGGCAAGACCCATTTAGCGCGAATGCTGATTCTTGCTCACTTGATTAAGTGGAATACCAATGTCCTGATCATGTCCTCAAATCGAAGTATGGCTTTAGATACCTTTAGGCAAGTAACTCACTTATTGGAAACGAATGACCATCTAAAAGGATTCGTCAAGCAGATTCGACACGCCAACGGCACTGAGTCGATCGAGATGCTATCTGGGGCAAGGCTTGATGTTGTAGCAGCTACTCGCGATGGCTCTCGCGGTAGATCAGTCAATGGATTGCTCTACATCGATGAAGTTCGAGAGATTACAGAAGATGGATTCCGGGCAGCGACTCCAACCACCAGAGCCCACCCTAATTCCCAAACTCTGCTGACATCGAATGCGGGCGATGCTTTCAGCACAGTGCTTAATGACCTTAGAGAACGCGCTATTGATTATCCGCCAAAGTCTTTTGGCTTTTACGAATACTCAGCCCCTCAGTATTGCAAGATCACTGATCGCACTGCGTGGGCTTTGGCTAACCCTTCCCTTGGCTACACAATTACCGAAGATGCGATCGAAGAAGCTATTGCCACCAGTCCGATTGAAAATACAAGAACCGAAACCCTTTGCCAGTGGATTGACAGTCTGTCAAGTCCTTGGCCTCATGGCGTATTGGAAGAAACTTCAGATAATACGTTGGAAATGAGTCCAGGAGCTTATACTGTATTCGGTTTCGATGTCAGTCCGTCACGGCGGAACGGATCACTGGTCGCAGGACAACTACTCCCAGATGGACGGATTGGCATCGGGATCTTGGAAACTTACAGCTCACAAGTCGCCATCGATGAACTCAAGATGGCTGCATCGATCAAGGGTTGGTGCGACATCTATAAACCGCGCCTAGTTTGCTTTGACAAGTACGCTACCCAGACCATTGCAGATCGATTAAGCAACGCTGGAGTTATGATTGAGGACGTATCAGGGCAACAGTTCTACAAGGCCTGTGGCGACCTTCTGGAAGGTTTAGTCAATCATCGAATAGTCCACAATGGGCAAGCCGAATTGATCCAGCAGATGAACAACTGTGCAGCTAAAGTCAACGACTCAGCATGGCGAATTATTAAGCGAAAGTCTGCTGGAGATATTTCAGCCCCAATCGGTTTGGCAATGGTTGTATCGAAGCTGATGATCCCTCAGCCAAAACCTCAAATTATAACTTGACAAATACTAGCAATCTGTCTAGGTTGTGCTATCATTTAGGCCATGGGTATATTTTCGCGCGCAGAATCACCTTCTAAAAAGTCATCTGTCGAAGCGCAGTATGCCCCTCAAGTTCTTGGTGAGTATTCGCCTTATGCGATGCCTTTTCAATATGCGTATGTCAGCAGAGAAGAAGCTCTTTCCGTACCAGCGTTGCAAAGATGCCGCAATCTTTTAGCTGGAACTATCGGCGCAATCCCACTAGAGCTTTACAGAAAATCAACTAATGAAGAACTTGGTTCACCAGTCTGGTTAGAGCAGCCTTCATATTCTCAACCTCGATCAGTTACGATCGCTTACACAGTTGAATCATTGCTTCTATATTCGCAAGCCTTCTGGCAGGTCGTTGAAGTTTACAATGAAGATGGACGACCATCTCGCTTTGAGTGGATCGCTAACAATCGCGTAACTGCGACTTTAGATAGCACTAACACTTTTGTTAAGTCTTACGCAGTTGATGGAACTACACTTCCAATGGACGGCCTTGGTAGTTTGATTACTTTCCAATCTTTGCTTCCAGGTATCTTGAACACAGGCATTCAAACAATTCGCGCGGCTATCGATGTCCAGAAGGCAGCAGCGATTGCTGCATCAACTCCAATGGCAACTGGTTATATTAAAAATACCGGTGCGGATCTTGATCCTAAAGAAGTTTCAGGATTATTAGCTGCTTGGCGCACTGCTCGCAACAATCGTTCTACTGCTTATCTAACAAGCACTTTAGAATATAAGCCAGTGTCATTCTCACCGAAAGAGATGATGTACGGAGAAGCAATTTTCAACCTGGCAACTGAAATTGCGCGCCTTTGCAATGTCCCTGCTTATTATGTATCGGCAGATCAAAATAATTCAATGACTTATGCAAATGTTCAAGATGAGCGCAAGCAATTCTTGACACTATCTTTGCAGCCATTTATCACAGCCATTGAAGATCGTTTATCAATGGACGACATTACAGCTCGCGGCAATGTTGTTAAATTTGACATTGACAAGAACTTCTTGAGAACTGATCCATTACAAGAACTGGCAGTTATCGAAAAACTATTAACTCTTGAACTTATTACTCAAGAACAAGCAATGGCAATGACAGATCTAACACCTAACGGAAGTCAGGGAATGCAATGACCCAGATAATCACCTTCGCAGCTGAACTAACAGCTGATTCAGCCAATCGCACTATCTCAGGCAAGATCGTGCCTCTTAACATTGAAGCAGGATCTACCAACATGGGCAAGGTTATCTTTGCCTCTGGATCAATCGAGATCCCAGATCCTAAGACCATCAAACTATTAAACCAACACGATTCTAAGAAGCCTTTGGGTCGTGCAATCAGTTTCTCAGAGTCAGAAAACTCAATTGATGCAGTCTTTTCTGTAAGTCGCTCACAGCGCGGCACAGAAGCCCTAATCCTTGCAGAAGAAGGATTGCAATCAGGATTAAGCATCGGTGCAGAAGTTCTAAAATCAAAGATCAAGGACGGCGTGACTTATGTATCCGCTGCTCGCTTGGTCGAAGTAAGTTTAGTGACTGAGCCAGCATTTAAGTCAGCTCAAGTTACTGATATTGCAGCAGAAGAATCTGCTGTAGAAGAATCAACCCAACCAACAGAAAGCGAGACAGCCACCGTGGAAAACACCACTACAGCAGTCGAAGCAACACCAGTTGAAGCACCAGCGGTCGAAGCTGCTCGCCCAACTGTCACAGCAATGGCTTACACAAAGCCACGCATTGAAGTAACAGCTGCTAAGTATGCAGAAAACACAATTCGTGCAGCACTAGGCGATGAGTCAGCTCGTCAATACCTACTTGCAGCAGATGACACAACAGACAACGCTGGTCTTGTACCAACTCGTCAATTAAATGAAATCATCAACCCACTTGGCACAACAATCCGCCCATCGATCGATGCAATCTCTCGCGGAGTGCTTCCAGATGCCGGTATGACATTTGAGATCCCAAAGATCACACAAATGCCAGCAGTCGGTGAAGTTGCAGAAGGTGCAGCATTTACAGATACAGATCAGAACGCAGCGTTCTTGTCAGTAACAGTTAAGAAGTATGCTGGACAACAGACATTCTCTGTTGAACTTCTAGATCGTACTTCTCCAGCATTCTTTGATGAGCTAGTGCGCAACATGGCAGCGGCTTACGCAAAGACAACAAACGCAGCAGTAAACGCTGCACTTATCTCAGGCGCATCACTTGATGCAACTACAGTAGCGACATACCCAACAGCAGCTGAATTGCTTGGAATTGTTGCTCGCGGATCTGCTTCTGTTTACGGAGCAACAGCAGGACTAGCTAACCCATTTGCTCGCAACATGGTTGTATCAACAGGACAATGGTCAAACATCATGTCACTTAACGATGCAGGTCGCCCAATCTACACAGCATCACAGCCAATGAACGCTGGCGGTCAAGTAGCCCCAACATCACTAACAGGTAATGTTGCAGGACTTAACCTCTATGTCGATCCAACAAACGGTGGCGATGGCGA